TCTGAAGTCAACTTAGCAATCTGAGCATCCTTAGCAGCGATAGCGTCAACAAGAGCCTTGTCTGAAGCAATCTTGGCTGAAACAGCCTCTGCCTTTAACTTAGCAATCTCTGCTGCTGCAGTGAGCGCATTTGAATCTGCAACTGACTTAGCAGTAGCAGAATCGGCTGCAGCCTTGGCAAGAGCATCTGCAAGAGCCTTTTCTGCTGCAGTCTTAGCAGCAATCTGAGCAGCAAGTTCTGCTACAAGATCACGGACTGTGATCTCTGCAAATGGAGCAAGTGTTGGAGCAGTCAAGCCTACAACTGCTGCAGCAACTGCATCTGTTGATGTTGTTGGAGCAAACATAACTAGTGCTCGTGTTCCAACTGTTGGAAGTGTTGCCTTAAATGTTGCAACTCCAAAGTCTGAAAGTGTAGCACCTGTTGATGCTGTTGCTGAATCAAGTGTTGCTGTTGCAGCAAATACTGTTGCAGTAAGGGACTTACCAGAAACCTTGTTTCCAAATACGTCTGTTGCTGTAACTAGAATGTCTTGCTTTGTACCTGCAGCACCTGATACTGGAGCGGTTACTGTTAGGTTGTTGATCTTACCAGCAGTGCCCTGTACATAGTATGTAAGGGTTGTTCCACCGTTGTTGATTACAACTGTGCCAATTGCTGTTGTCTTTGTATAGACATAGAATGTTGCAGTTGTTCCTGTACCAGTTGCGATTGTCAATGACGATGATCCTGATGTCGCTGCTACTGGTGCAGCAGATGTGTGTAATGCAGACACGATTGTTGCGTTTGTTGTCACTACAGAAACGACTGTTCCTGTGTCAACTGTTGCGACGAACTTAAGTGCGTCAGCAGCGTCAACTGTGTTGTCTGCAGGGACTGGCAATGCAGCAGGTGTAGCAATTGAAGAAGCGGTTGTGTTAGCCGTTCCAGCAAGATCTACAGCAACTGTCATTACAGCAGCACTTGCAGGTGTTGCTACGATTGTGCCCAAAGTCATGGCTGCAACCATGGCTAGTGCGATTTTCTTGAATGAATTCATTCGGTATTTCTCCTTATTTATAGTAGATTGAATCTATCCAGATAATCTTTTACATCATCTGGCATAGACTTTAATTGTATCACATTGGTGCTGTTTGAGTCAAGTGGATCCTTTGGTCTATCTCTAAACGTATGAATCTCTATCTCCTCATTTGTATTTTTTGGGGTATGTGATATAGCCCCAAATATTGCTCCACACACAGCATCTGCCAAGTCCTTGGAAGATTTTCTTGGGTGGTCAACTCTATTGTTTTTCATAATTTTTAACTCTGTTAACTCTTCAAACAAAAGTTCAATTGCAGGCATTATTAGTCTTTCTTCATATACTAGCATAGCCATATCTTCATAATGTTTTTTTGCAATAGAAACAGTTTCGGTTCTAATTCCAACTTGTTTTAATTCATTCTGAATATCAAATGACTGCCAACGGTCAAACGAAACCATTCCAATATCAAAACCCTGTCTACGTAAATTCTGAATCCACAATTTTACTTCAGAAAGATTTACTGGGCCTTCAACCTTTGGCTCCCAATATACTACTGCATCTACTACGACTACAGGTGCTACTTGCTGATAATCTTTAATTACCTGAATATTTACCCATTTTTCTACGTGTGCAATTGCAACCGCACATTTGTCATGCTTTTGTGCAAGGTCTGCATGGATATAATATTTTTTGTTTGGATCTGGTTTAAATGTTTCGTCAAATCTTTTATGTGTATCTATTGGATTTCTTAAAGTCATGCATGCTCTTATTTTTTCTACCTGCTTAAAAAATGCATCAGTAGAGTGTGTTGGAACACATGCAAAGCGTTGCATAGCATCACCTAAGTCTGTCATAAATGCAATTTTAAAATCATCGATCTTGCGAGTAGGATTAACTTCCCATGTTGGACGTTTAAGAGCAAATACTCCTGGATACTTGTATGAAATAATTGCATCCTCATCCCACTCAATTTCAAAAGAATTACCTTCCATATCTTCTGGCAAATCTTCATTAATAATAAACTTATGTGTCTTACGTATAACATCTTTTTCTAAAATAACTTTGTCATATTGTGTTGAAATAAAGTCTCCAGGGTAACGAGGAAATGAAAGTAGTGCAACTTTTCCAAGGTCAGGAAAACGAGAATCTACTGAAGCACGAAATGCTTTATAGATATTCTCAGCAGTCTTTCCTTGGTCATTTCCAGTACCAACTTGATTTGCAAAACCAGAAATTTCATCAAGAACTGCAAGGATCAAGTTTAAACCCTCGTGTGATTCTCTTTCTGAGTGACCAGAGTAAACAGTAATAGCATTATCAAACTCAATGCTTTCTGCTTTTGGATTATACTTCCCAGCAAACCATGGAGACTTTTCAATTTTTGTTTTAAAACCTTTAAAAAATACATTCTTGGCCTGTTGTGCGTTAATAGCAACGTTAATAATATCTATAGCATCTCCAGATGGCTTACCAAAATATTTTGCTGGGTCTTTTAAACATAGAAGTTTGTATACAATGTATGCACACGCTACTGTAGATGTGAAGTCTTTACCAGATCCCTTGCCAAGTTGCAGAATAACCTCATTCTTTGTATACTTTTTATAATATCTTGAACCTTCTTCTTGGCCCATTAGATCAATTAAATCTTCTTTTTTATATATTTGACTCATTGCTTCAATGATGTCATATTGAATTTGAGATAGGGGTGGTTGACCTAAAAAATCTTTGCCTTCAACAAAAGTAATTGCATCAACAGGAGTTTCTTTAAAGTTATTGTTTTTAAGTACTTCTAAAAATTCATCATACATCTGAAATTACCGTTATAACTTCGTTTTCTTTTGATATTGTAGAAAGTTTACGCATAATTAAATCACGAACTTCTGGATGTGATGATGCTATATCTCTAAGTATTCCAACAAGAACCTCTTGCCTATTTTCAATCTCTAACATTTCATCTGCAAGTTCTTTGTTTTCTAATAGACCAGCCTTTTGTAACATATCAATACGCTTAGACTCAATATCCATAACAAGTTTGATGGCTGCTGTTTTAGCGCTAAGGTTGTTTGTCATTGATGCTTCATCAATAACCTCATATGATTTTGATATTAGTTTGCTATAGTGAGTGTCTGCTCCAGAAAGCGCTTCTTTTGCACGAGCACGGATAGCAGCACTATTAGATGCAGTAACCTTCCATTCATCAATATACGCAACAACACGTTGTCTTGGAATGTCTAGTTGTTTTGAAATTACTGTTGGGTCGTTTCCTTTTAAATATTCTTCAACAACGTTATTTACCTGATCAAGGTGTTTTACTAAATCTTCTTCAGTTGACATGCTTGCCTTCTAGCCTATTAATTTCATCTTTAATGTAAAATATTGCTTTTTCAAGGTCTTGTATTGTTTTTGATTCATCTTTAAGTCCTGCTCTCCAAAGGTATTTAAAAGCATTCCCAATATTAAAATTACGATGGCGAGTTATTTCTATACATTCAATACCAGAAGGATCTGAAGTATAGTGTAATGGGTTATTAACTTGATCAACAGTTATGTTAAGATTCTCACTCATCATCATTCTCCCAATCAAATACGTCTGGTAAGTCTTTTAATGTAGATAGTGCATAGGTAATTCCAACTGCCCCTACAATTGCTAAGGCTAAAATAATTTTATTTTTATTCATCGTCTAGATTTCCTTAATTTAAATTTTGCAAGGTATACATATATAGTTTCCACTGTACATCCACACTCTTTAGCAATGTCTTCTGGAGTCTTTTTATCTAAAACGTAACGTTTACGAAGCCAAGACTCACTTGTATATAGTTTAGCAGCCATGGCTTTATTTGTCAACCTCTTTTTCATTAATATCATAATTAAATCTATTAGAGTTTTCTATGATCCACTTATCTTGATTTTCAACATCGTATTTTCTTTCATTAATTATCCTATCAATTAAATAGTCTTTTTCAAGAGTAAATGATGGCTCATATACACGAACCCTATTGTTTGGCTGGATGGCAAAATTTCCATCATCTCTTTGTATAACATGACCACATTTGTGATCTGCAGGGCTTTCAGAGTACCCATCGTCTAAAACATTTGTGTCTGGGTTATGCCAATCCAATGTAAATAAGTATGTTCCTTTCTGCATTGTTTTTGTTCTGTCTATATAAGACATTCTAAGGTTTGTTAAATTTTCAAATCTTGTTACGGCAACGTGGTGACTAAAAGAATTCCATAACACTAGATTGTGTAGGTCAACTTCAGGAACTCCTGGCTCTGTACAGAAAGCAGAAATTGGAAGTCTCCACCACAATCCACCATCTGGCATCATAATATGAAACAGTGGGCTTCTAGACTTTAAACTTGAAACACCAAAAATAACACACTCAAAATATTTATCATGGCTGTCTTGATGATTTCTTAAATAATTTCCTCTTACATAACAGTTTATAGGTGGTATGTTTGCATTTAACTCTGGCATTATATATTTATTTTCCAATTCATTGTCTTGGGACCTTGATCAATTAATTCAAACATCTGTTGTTCAAATTGTTTTCTTAGTTGCTCATACAGTTTAGGGTTAACTTCTTTTAGTTTGTCTGTAATAGAATATAACATTTCTCCAGTATTACTGTCAATACTTGATATCTCTAAAGCATTTTGTAAAACTAGATGCTCTATCATTGCTTCTGTTCTAATGTCCATTTTATAAAAACGCCTTCTCCCAGTTATGCATTGCCCAGTGGCCGATTCCACAAGCATCTGCTATATCATTATCCGTAATAGCCTTATCATATTGAACATTAATAAATTTAATAGTTCTTTGCTTTCTTAATTCTCTTTCATATGATTTAAACCAAGAATCTGATTTTCCTGGATTTTGTGATCGAATAAATAATTTTTCATCTTTAGAAATCTTTTTGTTGCCAATGAAGTTTTGCCATGTAATTGGTGCAACCTTTCCTATTGTCTTTGTTCCAGATTGCCCTGCTGCTCCAAGAATAGCACCCTGAACTAGTGCAAGATCTGCAGCAGTCTTAGGACTATTCATAAATACAGTATGCTCAATTACTATTGCTTCAAACCCATCATAATAATCAAGAAATGCCTTTACTTTTTGACCAGCATCCATTACCTTTTGATATGTGTCATTTCCAGAAAAGTTTATCTTTCCAACAGTGCTCAATATTTTTTCTTGAGTGTTAAACAAAGCAAAAGCAAGACTATTGGTACTAGCATCTATAGAACAAATGGTCTTTGGAATAATTTCTAAACCCCACTTATTTTTTACCATTACCTTTTCCTTTTATCTCTTTTAGTGCTTTTTGAACACTGCTTGGATTTACATTACATAAAACACAAAGATTTTCATCATTATATATAGATAACTGAGATCCACATTGTTTGCAAGATCTTTCCTTACCCTTTCTTTTTTGCCGACGAGTGGCAATATATCTTTCTGCAATCTTTTGTTTTGTAGCATCTTCTCTACAAATTGGAGAGCAATATATCTGATAACTTATATCTGAGTTAAACTCAGTGTCACACCAACTACAATGCTTCGTCATTCAAAGGCTCCAAGGAATTAATCTTAATATCCCCTACCTCTGCTGACGCACACGCTTTTTGAATTGGACAGTTTTTACAGATCTTAGAATTTGATCTATAATTTTTTTTAGGTAGAGTCCTATCTACCCAAGCCTTTCTAACTGTCCTCATCCAATCAAACGCTTGGTCTACCCACCTGCGATAGTGATCATTTACTTCTACTGGCAAAATTAATAACTCATGATTATTTTTATTTTCATAAATTAACACAGCCTTTGCCTTTTTTAAAATTTTCATA